GGGGTTGATAATGCTGCTTTAGAGGTTCGCGTAAAGATAATGCGTGCATTAATGAGGATGGCTGAAGGATATAAATATGAGGAGATAACCTATGCGACAGAGAAAGATGGAACAAAGAGGGCAATTAAATGGCAGGAGAAATGGATGCCGCCAGATTTAAAGGTAGCCGAGATAGTGATGAGGTTAGCCAATCCAGAGACTAAGGTATCGGAAAGCCCTAAGACAGTAGTCCATAAAATAGAAGTTACATTGGATAATAAGAAGTTAGAGAAGAAGAAAAATGCTATTGAATCTTCTTATGAGGTAGTTGTTTGATTAATCTCTATTGTGGGGGGAGGAGTTCATTAAAACATTTTGATAAAGAGGGATTAAAAGTAGTTCTTAATTTTGGTTTTTTGCATTCTGTCCCTGATATTTTATTCTGGGGGGATGAGATAGTCGGGGACAGAGTGTTTGAATATTATAAGGAGAAACCGAATTTTAAGTTAGTAGCATTAAGAAGGAATGGGGGTAAAGCTAAGGATTGGGTTGACGAATGGTATGCTTATGATTTTGGTGTATTTACGACTGTATGGGCTTTAATGTGGTTAAGGGAGAGATACCCTAACGAAAAAATTTTAGTTTATGGGTTAGATGGTGATGGTATTTCATATTATGATGGGGTTATAGAGCAACCCGAATTAAGGGAGAGGATAAGAAGATTGAATGTTTGTTATAGTCAGTTAGATCAACTACCAAAGGATAATGTGTTTAATATGAATCCTAATAGTCTATATAAAGGATTTCCTTATTTAGATTCTGTCTAAATAAGCATTGGAATTTTATGCAGATAGATTTTAGCAAAGAGATATATAATGATACTTTTTTCCCATTATTGTATGACCAATCAAGGTATTTAATCCTAAAAGGGGGGGCAGGGAGTGGTAAGAGTATTTTTGCGGCTCAGAAAATGTTATTCAGGATGCTCACGGAGTATGAGAATAGATTCTTGTTTGTGAGGGCTGTAAAAGATACAATTAGAAATTCAATGTATAAGACATTTAAGGATTTAGTTTTTAGATATAAATTACAAGAGTTATTTGATTTTAGAGAGACTGATTTAAATATATTATGTCCGCAGACTCGCTCAGAGATAATCTGTATTGGGATGAACGATAGGGAGAGAATAAAGTCCATTGCAGATCCAACTGGGGCGTGGGAAGAAGAACCAACAGAATTAGAAGAAGATGACCATAATGAAATTAATCGTAGAATAAGAACTGATAGAGGAGATTACAGACAGACAATAATGACATTAAACCCGATACTTGAAACACATTGGATAAGACAAGTCTATTTTCCACCAGAGTTGGATGATAAGTTATTAAAGAAAAAACCAGTTAAATGGATTAAAAAAGTAAAGATGATAGAAGATGGTAATGAGGCGTTAATCCCGATTGATATTACACTTCATCATTCGGATTATGAAGATAATAAATTCATTAATGCACAGTATAAAGCAGAATTAGAAGAAAAGAAAAAGAGAGACATTAATCAATGGCGGGTTTATGCCAAAGGATATTGGGGTATAATTGGCAATTTGGTATTCAACCCAGCTTGGGAAGTAACTGAGGTTATCCCCTCAAGAGAGGCGAGTGATGAGTATTATTTTGGTATTGATTTCGGGTTTATTCATCCTACTGTATTAATGGAGATAAGGGTTAAGGAAGGAATATACTATGTTTTGGAACGTCTTTACGAAAAGAAAAAAACAAAACCAGCAATAATAGAGCAGATAAAAGAAGAACACTTAATGGGTGATAATTGGATGAATGAATCTCTGTATTGTGATTCTGCCGAACCTGATACAATAGATTTATTAGTTAATGAAGGTTTTGGTGCAATACCATCTATTAAGGGGAATAATTCAGTTAAAGATGGAATTGACCATTTAAAAAGTTTGAAAATATATTCTTATACAGACAATATTCACTTAAACACAGAATTGCGTTCTTATAAATTGAAAGAGACAAAAGACGGCAAGCCGATTGAAGGAATGCCCCATCCTTATAATGACGATTGCATCTCTGCAACGAGGTATGCAATATACACTCATTCAAGAACCCATGATGTGAAAGTTGCATTTGTTGAGAGGGACTATGAAGATTATAGATAATCTATTTGAGAAAAGCTTATACAAATTTCTCAAAACGTATAGCAATTCAGGGAATCTTACGACTTATGACAGGTCATTCGTTGATATACTAAAAGGAGCAGGCGAACAGAAGGATTATGTTGGGGCAATAAGAGATGCAATAGAAGTTCATTCATTTTATTTCTCTAAGGCAAAGTTTAGAGTTTACAAAAATGTTAATGGAAAAACAGAAGAATTAATAGAGCATCCATTTAATCAATTTTTTAAAAGACCTAATTCAATTTCGACTTGGTGGGAGTATGCTTATAAGATTCCAGTTTATTGGGGATTGTGGGGAGTAAATTATTTCCATGTAAAACGAAACGTTATAACAAATGACCCGATAGGATTTCAGCAGATACCCCCATCATTGATAGAGAAGCAATATAGTATTAGGACTGGAGTGTTGGAAAAATATTTCTATGTAGATGGTGTTAATAAAATTCCTTTAAACATAAAAGATATAATTGAAATTAAATATCCTAATCCATATTCAGAGAGAGATGGGTTTGCAATAGTTAATTCAGTAGCTGACCAAAAAACAGTGAATTATTTACAAATGCACTATATGAAGAAATTTTTTGAGAATGGTGGATTTATGGGATTGATTTTCACTACTAAACAAGAAATGCGGAGAGTTAATTTTGACAGAACGTTAGAGATGTTAGAAAATAAATTCAAAGGAAAAGATAAAGCATATAAGGAAATTGGTTTATTTGATTCGGGGTTAGAACCAGTTAAAGCGTCATATTCAATTAAAGATATGGATATAACAGAGAGTAGAAAGTTGACAAAGGAAGATATTTTTCAGACGTGGAAAGTAGCAGATGTGATGGTGGGACGCGGAACGATGGATAGAGCAGGAAATGAGGCAGCTATTTATCAATTTACATCGGGCATTATAGACCCATTATTGAGTTTTATTGACAGTTCATTAAGTCTGTTTGTTCAAAAAGAATGGGACGATGGTTCTCTTGAGATTATCCACGATACCTTAGCCCCGAAAGATGTTCAAGCACAATTAAAGTATTATGACAATATGACAAGAATAGGAGGACTTACGATTAATGAAGTGAGGGCTTATGAAGGAGAGAACGAATTTCCTTACGAATTATGTGATGTTCCATTAATTAATGTAGGTGGGGCAATAGTAAGACTTGATACTGGGAAACAAATAAGGGTAGAAAATGAAACAGACAAAACAAACGACCCAAATGGAGCAAAACGGTCTGACTTACGGGAGGATTTACTGGTTAAGGTTGTTGGGGATGAAAGATGGCTCGACCTTAAATGGAAACAATTTAACTCAAGACATGGGATCTCGCTCCGTAGGTTTGAAAAAACGCTCAAAAGGTATTTCGGCGACCAAGAAAGGCGAATCTTAGAAGCTGTGTTAAATAATTATATTGTTGAGCAGGCATTCAATCTTGAAAATGAGAATATGATTCTATATCAGCTCTTAGAAATTGATTTATGGGATATAATGAGAGATGGGCATAAATTTGGTTCGTTTCAATTTGATTTAGGTATTGATTTTAATAAAGAATTATTAATAACAGAGTTTGATAAGATTTCTAATACAACATTAAAAATTAATGATACAACTTATGAAAGTATTAAGGGACTAAAAACTGAATCCGAGTTACAGAAAGCATATAGACAGATAAAAGAATCACGATTGGATAATATTGCCATAACAACTACCACTGGTGCTTTTAACGCTGGATTATTACAAGCCATGAAAGATGCTGGTTTTAATAAAAAGACTTGGCTTACAATGAGAGATTCTAAAGTTAGGGATGCACATAAGTTTATGGACGGAGTTACAGTCCCTATTGATGAGCCATTTGAAGTAGAGGCAAAGGGGATTAAATATTTAGGATTATATCCAGGAGACCCGATATTAGGGGCTATTAACAATGTAAACTGCCGTTGCACAATTTTAGGGGGAGAATAAAATGATACCACAATATTTACTCGAAGCATCTGAATTAAAGGAAATAAAATGGATTGAAACTAAATCAGAGAAGCCAGAAAAATTAAAATCTGAAAGAGCAATCAAACATTTTATCTCAACCATTGATCTTGATAGACAAAGAGATATAATGATGCCTAAAGGAATGTATGATAAGGAATATTCTAAATCTCCAGCGGTCTGGTATAATCATAATTATACTTGGAATCCTAATGCGCTACCAATAGCTAAGAGTATGTGGAGGCAGAAAACAGATGAGGGGGTATTGGCTAAAACAGAATTTGCCACAACCGAATTTGCCGATGATGTGTATATGCTTCACGAAGGCGAGTTTATGAATACTTGGTCAATAGGATTCCGACCTTATAGAGATAAATCAGGAAATACAGAGAAAGATTCTATTGAAAGAGACGAAAAAAAGAATATAACAATCTGGCATAAATGGGAATTACTTGAATATAGCTCAGCTCCAATAGCAGCCAATCCTAATGCAAGAGATATGGTTAAGGATTTGCTTAGTATGAATTTCAAAAGTGGACTAATGATAGATATGATTAAAACTACGGCATTGGAGATAGAAATTAAATCACAATTAGAAGAATTAAAATCAGAAGTAGAAGAATTAAAAAAGACAAACGAACTATTACAAAGTTTAATAGAAAAAACTAATTCACATGATAAGGAAATTTTGCAATTAACAGAATTTCTAAAACATCAAGAAACTAAAGTAGTTGAAAATATTTCGATAGGGCTGCCAGCCAATCAAATGACAAGCGATAAGATAAAGTCTATTGCGAGGTCAGTAATTGGTGGGGGTAGATAAAGCGAGATTCAGCGAAATTTAACACATTTAATTCATGGGGGAAACTATGAACGAGGAAATCTTAAAAAAGCTCGAAGAAATTTTGGCTAAGTATGATGGTGCTTTAACTTCTAAAGCACAAGAAGAAATGTTAAAAACTTTCGGGGCAACATTAACAGACGAATTAACAAAAAAATGGGAAGATAAATTTGGTCGCATAGAAAAACTATTCACTGAAAAAGACTTGGATAAACCAAAAGGAACATTCAAGAATTTTGCTGATTATGTTTTAGCGGTTAAAAATTATCAAACACCAGAAAACCAGAATAAATTAAAAACACTTGAAACTGGTGTGCAGGGTGATTTTCTAATCCCAGTAGAATATGCTGCTGGTATTTTAGATTTTGCGTCCCAGTCAAATCCATTTATGCAGATGGCTTCCAAATATCCATTAAAAGGCAATTCATTTTCTCTTAAATATTATAAGAGCAAAAACAGAACATCAGCCAATTTCTATGGTGGGGTTGTTTCTTATTGGGTTGAAGAAGGGAATGCACCTACAGCATCAGATATGCAGTTTGGGAAGATTGATTTTCGACTTCACGATTTAGCGATGCTAATTGCAGCAACTAATGATATGATTGAAGATGCACCAGAAGCAGTTTCAGGTATAATTAATAAATCATTCGGGGCAAGGTTAGGCTATGATTTAGAAAATGTATTCTTAAATGGTAATGGCGCAGGTCAACCATTAGGTATATTAAATTCAGGGGCTAAGATTAACCAAGCTAAAAAAACAAGTCAGGCAGCAGCAACAATCGTAAGTGAAAATCTGATTTCAATGAGAAACAGACTTCCAAATGAATCAAAGAAAAATGCAGTTTGGATTTATGCGTCTGATGCAGCAGTAGCAATTCAAAATTGTAAAATAGGGGAGTCCACTTTCCCAGCATTTATTCCAGCGGGTGCTTTAAGTGCTAATCAAACTTTAGATACAGTCTTAGGACGTCCAGCTTATGAATCAGAACATCTTTCATCTGCATTGGGAACATCTGGGGATATTATCTTAGTTGATCCAACCCAATACGGAGTAGCTTATAAAGGCACTTTCACACCATCGGTAGAATCAAGTGCACATTTATATTTTGATTCAAACAAGACTGCTTTCAGATTAGTATTTAGAGTAGATGGTCAACCATTGTGGGATACATACATAACACCAGCACAAGGTTCAGTAACTAAATCACCAATAGTAACATTAGAAACAAGATCATAAGGAGAAACATAATGAGACAATTAATGCAAAACGCAAAAATCGTTAGTGGATTAAGCAATGCTTCTGTTTCGTCCGTTACTCCAGATTATGTATCTTTAAAAAATTATCAACATTTAACTGTTATAATTTCTTTGAAGTGCGCAACTGGCGTAGCTGCATGTGCAGTAACATTAAAACAAGCAACTGTCGTAGCGGGGACAGATGAAAAGGCACTCGGCTTTTCTTGGCAATGGGCTAACGCCGATGTAACAACTGATACATTCACTAAGACAGCAGTTACATCAAACACATTCTCAACCGCAGCAACAGTAAAAAACAAAATTCACGTTATCGAAGTGGATTCTGATACGTTAGATGTTGATAATGGTTTTGATTGTGTAAGAGTAGCTTTAGCTGATGCTGCTGCAACAACAGCAACTGTAACTTACATATTAAGTCAACCAAGATTTATTGACCAGACAAGCTCACCAGTAGC